TACATTTACAGTTACTAAACTTGTCAGTCCAGAGGACGGACCTGTGGCATATCAGTGGTATAGATCTACTGACGGTGGATTTGCATTTGCTGCTATAACTGGAGCAACTACTAACACCTATGCAGTTACTGCATTGTCATATATGACTGGGTATAGGTATCGTTGTAGGATCGCTGGACCTGTGGGGGCACCAGCAGCCGCAGAGAACTCACCATTGGATTCACAAGCAGCAACACTTACTGTTACTGGTGGAGGTGGCAGTGGTAGCACAGACAATAGATTCGATAGTACCTCATCTACTATGGATTCCACATTACAAACTTATGATGGCACCTAAATAACACTGTAAAGACTACTATCATGGCAAAGCAAACCTTAGCAATTGGATCGTCGGCAAACGATGGGACTGGTGACAGTCTGAGAGATGGTGCTATCAAATTGAATAGCGTCATTGATGAATTGTATACCAACCTCGGTAACGATACCAACTTACAAATCAATGTTGGCACACCTGCAGCTGACCAAATCCTAAAATGGAATGGTGCTCAGTTTGCTGAGGGAGATTTCAGTAAATTTACTGGAGATATAGATGTCAATGGTAATAAAATTATATCAGCAAACAATGGTGATATAACTATACAACCAAATGGCACTGGAGATATCAAATTCTGGGCTGGTAGCACAGGATCTGCTCTAACATACATCGATGGTGCTGATGGTAAGTTAAAGTGGTCTAATCATTTCGCAGATGCTGCATCTTTACCAGATGCGTCTACTCATCATGGTATGTTTGCTCATGCACATAGTGAAGGAAAGGGATACTTTGCACACGGTGGTGCTTGGGTACCTTTAATAAGTGAGAATAGTAGTTTAGGTCACCTAGGTGACGTGGATATGACAGTTGGAGGTGGTCCTTCTACTGGTCAAGGAATTTCATGGAATGCAACAACAGGTAAGTGGGAACCTGCAAACTTCTCTGGTGGAGGTGGAGGTGGTGGCACCACTCAAAACTTATTTGAAGGAATTACTGCTGATACTGGATCAACAACAGCATCTGCTCCCACTGATGTCTTAACTGTTGCTGGAGGTACTAATATAACCACAGCAATTGCTGGAGACACTCTAACAATTAATATGTCTGGTGCTCTTGGAGATGCTAACCAGAATGCTTATGGTGTAATAGGAAGTGACTCAGGATCAAAAACCGCAGGTAGTGCAACTGCTACTATTAACCTCATTGGTGGGACTGGTGTTAGTACTGCTATCAGTGGAGATAATCTCACGATTACAAATGACTCCCCTAATGTAGTTCAGGAAGTCTTTAGAACAGTAACTGGAGACAGTGGTACTACAACTGCTGCCCTCTCAACTTCCACTCTTAACGTGGCAGGTGGCCAAGGTGTTACTACTGCTGCAACTGCAAATACATTAACTGTTAATGCTGATCTATATCTTAGTGGGTCAGCAGATGAGCATTCTAATATTATATTCAATGGCACTAGTTGGGATCCTGTAGAAAGTCCTACAGTAGGATTTGATATAACTTCCAATGGAGCATCTGCATATAGATTTGCTGGTGGTGGTGTTAATACTTCTACAGACAACCCAACTGTATTTGTCCATAGAGGATTTACATATAGATTTAAGAATATAACTGGAGCTTCACACCCATTTGCTTTAAGGCAAACTTCTGGTGGCACAGCAGTAACAGAAGGTGTTAGTGGTAGTAATCAAGGTACCCAGTACTGGACAGTCCCAATGGCTTTAGCAGCTGGTACAACTTATGTTTATCAGTGCACATTGCATTCAGCAATGGTAGGAAACTTAACGGTAGTCTAATATGTCAACAAGAACAGTCCCAGGTAGCGGTGCTTCCATAATTCCAATATTCAATAGTATATTTGGGGTAAGGGATGTTTATGTAATTGATGGTGGAGAAGGATACTCTGCTGCTGATCCTCCTAGATTAAGGATTGAAAATTGTGGTACCCCTATTAGAGATGCCGTATTAAGAGCAGTCATAGAAGGTGACGAAGGTGTCATCACTGCTGTAGAAGTATTAGATCCAGGTGAAGGATATGACCCTCTAAGGTTACAGATCCAAGATGATGGTAGTGATGGATCTGCTAAAGGTAATATCTATCTTAAAGAGAATGGTGAGATAGACTTCATTCAGATGACTGTACCAGGTGATAATTATTTTGATGCAGAAGCTGCTGTTGTAGGTGGTGGTGGATCAGGATCTGAGTTAGTGCCTGTAACAGGATTGATAACTGGTCTTGCTATAGAAGAGCAAGGTAGAAATTATACAGAGGAAGACGTAAATATCATCATTAGCGGTGGTGGTGGCCAAGGTGGTACTGGTGTTGCTAATGTCAATCAGTTTGGTCAAGTTTCTTCTATTACATTAACTAACCAAGGTGAATTCTTTGAAACTCCTCCACTTATACAGTTGATTAAAGGTGGTGGATCTGGTGCCACTGCTCAAGCATTTATTAATCTTGGTAAGATCACCAATATAGATCTATTGACAGGTGGTGGAGGATATGTTACACCTCCACAGGTTATCTTTACCAGAGATACTGACCTGATTCGTGAAGCCAGGAATAGACAGTCGTTAAACTCAACTGTTTATAATATAACTGGACTAACACAGAATGTTAACTCCAGCACAGGTACCTTATACGTCCAGACTACTGATCCGTATGCAGGATCTGGTAAGATCCTTGTTGGTAGAGAGATTATAAGATATACAGGGAAACTTGCTGTATCTAATGGTGATGCTTATGATGCATTCACTGGTTGTGATAGAGGTGTTAACTTCCGTTTTGACCAGAAGGTCATATTAGATAGCTTACAGGATGATCCTAATTCAGGATTAACTGCATACAGTTTCAGTGTTACCGATAAGGTTAGAAGGGTTGTTGAATCATCTAATAACCGAGTTGCTATCGTATATGATTGGGATGTTGCTAACAGAGCACTATATCTTACCTTTGAAATTGATGAATTGGCATTCATTGATGGTGGTAGATCTAATGAGAAATCAACTATTGTGGCATTCGTAGCTGGTGTTGCTGGATCTAGTGGCACTGGTATAGAACCACACGTCCTTGTTGAGGCAGATGGATTTGATATCATTGCATTTACTGAGCCATTAAGTCTCATTCTTAATAGAAAGTTTGAAGATGATGATGAGGAATATGAAGATGAGAATGGTGTCCAGCAATTTGGTGATGGTATTATCGACCTAGTTAATACTGGTACTGAGTTTGAAAATCAGATTAATTTAGATGGTGGTATTTCATCCTCTAAATATGGTATAGAGGAAACTCTTGGTGGGCAAAACACCACACTATTCCAAGCAGGTGATCAGATATATGATGGAAATTCTAACCCTCTAGTAGCTACTATTCAGTCTGCTGGTGCCCTAGGTGATGGAGATACACACACATCTACTGCTAAAATCATTGTTGAGTATCAGAATGCTAATACATTTACTGCTACTGAGCAAGTCCAAGGCCAAACAACAGGTCTTACAGGGACTAATACCAGTGTAACAGCTGGTCCTCTTATAGGAAACAATGAAGATCTCCATACAATAACGATAAAAGATATTGTTGCAAACGATCCGAATTACTTGTGGACGGTTGGGGAAAATCTACAAGGAAATGCATCTGGTGCTGTAGCCAAGATATATTCTGTTGAATATACTGGTGCTGTCAGAAATGAAGATGAATAACCCGCATAAATAAAACTAAGGCAATCCGTAGACAATGGCGTTACTTACCGACCAATTTAGAATCTTTACTGCCGAAAGGTTTAGGAAGTCACT